CACTCTATTCTTGAACTTCTCATCACTCTTAATTTTATCAACCCATGTCTTAGATTGAAACTTTTGCTCTTTGCCGTCTTTGTATTTGAGAGTGTACCAAGCACCAGACTGAGCAACGTTGTCAGTACCAACGAGAGGTCCTAGCCAACTCTCCTCATCTTGAATACCAGGATTCTTGCCTGCAAACATGATTTTAAAGTTGCATCGCCTACCTGATGTACCAAAGCGAGACTTCTCAAGCTTTACCTGCACCTCGTAGCCAACCCTGTCATCACCGTCCATAATGAAGGATGATTTAGCCTTCCTGCCCGTTAACCAGACACGCAGTGAATATGCGTAATGCATAGCCTTGCCTCCTGGCGTAACATACGGGTTTGTCATGACTGCCATGCGCTGCGATGGGTTAGAAGCAATGTTCGTCTTAAGCTGGTTTAATACCAGCAACGTAGACTGCGAATTAGCGATCGGCACTGTCAGCTTTGACATTCCTTTTGATAGGATTCGAGCTTTAACTGCCATAGACGACTGAGGATTGAAATCTCCTTCGACGTCTGAAATAGCAGGAGTCAGAGCCAGACTATCCCAAATGAATAACATTTGGCCGTCATTAGATCCCAACAACTCTTCGATAGTTTCCAATACTAGCTCAACAGAGGCAGCTTGAATATACATCATTCTGTTTAAGTCAACACCTAGACGTTCGAGATACGCAGGATCAATTGCTGACTCTGAATCAAAATAGATGACATCAATGTCCATCCGTTGAGCATTTGCAGCAATCTGTGCTGCCATCCACGATTTACCGGCTCCTTCGAGTCCAGCAATCTCAGTAATTTTACCAACAGGTATGCCTGCTGTTTTTCCTCGACAAATAACAGAGTCCAGATATCTAGATCCAGTAGGGATCCACTGCTTTACCTCTGTGGGATTGTCTTTAGTTAAATCGTGAGCGACTTCCATGCCCACTTTCTTATTGATTAAGTTCCTCATTTCTGATAGGCTTAATCTACCAATTTTAGTCTTCTTTGCCATGAAGCCTCCTTATAGATTTTAATATAGTAACACTTTTTCAATTGTCGATTAAGAATAAATTTTATTCATAGCATCATGAAAATTAGAGTTGCTGTCTTTAAAGAATTTGCCACGAAGAGTTACTGTATATGAATAACTCCCCTTCTTGTGGTATTTGATCCGAAAAAGAGCATAACACTCGTCGAGGGCACCAGATAGGGGTTGAATTTTTCTTCCCACAAGAGAATATACACTGTCTCCTAAGACAATGAAACTATCCCCTTTGTCTCTATAGTATTTTTCAATAAAATATTTTGGAATATCCACCCTGATAACATCAGCGGAGACACTACGATCGCCGCGTTCCGCGCTGGAAGAGTCCCAAAATGTATGTGCGTCGGGCGCTGTCAGCTTGGGACCTTGAGGGATATTTCCAAAAACCCTGTGGTCTAGATCATTCTTGATATGATTAAAAACCTGAACTTGTGATTCATTTTTTAGACCTGTTGCTTGTTGCCATCCTTTATTTTCATCGTAGGATATCCTAAATTGTCCGAAATCTATTCGTGATCCTTTGCTTCTTTTCACCTCGTAAGAGTGAAGCATATCTCCGTCTGGACCAGTAATAATGATATCACTTCCCTTGCCTGCACCGCCGTTAGCATGGGCGACGTTCTCAAGCAGTTTATTAGCAAAGTAGCTATTCATGCCAGAAGCGACAGTCTCTTCGAATTTCATTCCTTTACGTGCAACGTTAGTCATCACTCACCTCTCATTGTTGGATATGGGATATTTTGTTTATTTGGACTATTCTCTGCAAACTTGGCTAGCAAAAACTTTGTTTCTTGCTTTCCTCTGCCAAGTATATAACAATATTTGTGCTTAGCTAATACCTTTCTTTTTTTACACTTTTTTATGTGCTCTGCTTGCAATCTTTTAAGTTCTTCTTCAAGACCTGGATATTCTTTATTCATTATCTCCCAATTTGGTACCCACTTGCTGGCTAAAGGGGTAGCTTCTTTGGCAGAAGCAGGAGTCTCTTTTGCTTTTGCCCAGCTTATGAAGCCGAACATTCTTGTCTTATAGTCTCCCATTCCAATCTTTTTATAGAAACCAGGAGATATCTTTATTGCATACTTCATGTATGAAGACTTCTTGCGAAACTCCCTATCACTAAACCACCCTCTCTCTTTTCGGTCTGGATCTAGATATTGAAAGTTCGTGCCGCTTGTTTGCCCAAGATAGTGAAAATTGCAAGCCTGATATATTGTACCAAGCTCTTTTGCCTCGGGATCTGAGTAGGCTGTGAAATATCTAAAATCAGTATTTTTAGCCATCCACCTAATCGATTGCATAATCAACCATGAGCCTAAGTTTTTCGGTCCCCAGGATATGCAAGCTCCACGGGAAATTAGCTTCTCTTTGTTGCTGTTTTCTTTTCCCAATAGGTTCGAAAATGCATTAGGGACAGCCATAATAATAGTTCCAGCTAGCTGTCCGCTTTTCTTTAACCTAGCTGTGAAGCGATGAGTGGGTCTGTTTGGCAGCTTAGCTAACCACTCATGTCGCATGATGAATTCTTTGATTTCTTTGCAAAGCTCTTTTTCTTCACTTGGAACATAAGCAAACTCAAAATCGCCAGTGCGTAGCTTTAAGGCGTCATCTTCTGTCAGACCAGCCTCTTGAAGGTCGCTAGCTCTGTTGACTTCAGATATATAAGCCTGCCAGCACTTTCCTCCCTTATAGTCTTTAAAGCGATCTTGTGGGTTCATCTTTACCTCACTTATATAATAGTTACCAAAGGCTGCGAGTCTAGACCCACAACCTTTGGTACTTAAAAACTATGCAGCGTCTTTCTCTAGAGAAGTATTGAGTTGTACAATACCTGCATAACTAGGAAGACGAGCTTCAAGCTCTTGCCTTAAGTCTCTGCTGCGGCTGGTCCTGCGGCGGGGGTCGTCGCTAGACTTTTGCCATTTCCAGTAATAATCGGTGTCTGGACATGCCTTATCAGCTTCTTCTTCGCTCAGCCCTTCTTCTTTCATCTTGGTTTTGCGATCAACGTCTTGTTGTGCTCTAGACTGAACGCGCCGCCACTCGTCGATCTCTGAAACTTTGTCATAGAACCTGCCTGGATCTTGAACAACGTGCCCATGAGCTTTGATGTGTTCACAGGCAAAAATAACAGCCCAAAGAGTCTTATAAGCAATAGGATCTTTCTTCCATCGCCCTTGTCGCTGTGTACAGATCGATCGCACAAGCTTAAAAACAGACATAGCATGTTCAAGTTCAGAATCGGCATACTCTTTGACGGTTTTCCTATCCAGGGCGGTGCCTGTGTTTGCATCCATGCCAAGCTTGTAAAACTTGTCCATGCTGTCATCGCGCAAGCTCCATTCGCATGTGTAGCTATTAAGGTGCATAATGACTTTTGTCAAAGTCTCAATGTCTGCCATTCTATCAATCTTTCTATGGACAGTAGACACTTCTTTCCAAAAATCCTTAGTAGAACCCTCTGCCAACTCTCGAATAGTGTCTGCAATTGGCGAAGGAAAAGAGTTTCTCTTTTCAGTTCGATTTAAGGGCTCGCCGTCATTCAAATCTAAAAACAACCGAGGTAATTCGCAATAAGGTGCGCCTTTTATCACTGTTACAAGTATGTTAGATTTTTTAAATTGATTACGAACGTCAGCCGGCCAATCTTTAAACTTTTTATTGTTTATATTTACAGGCTTGCCGTCTAGATCAAAAAGACGACCAGTAAATGTGTGCTTGTTATTTACCAAATCCCACAGAGACGCGATTCGATTTTGACCGTCCAGGCTAATTGTGGTAAAGCCGCGTCCGCTCTGCCAAAGAATAGAATACTCTTCTTCGCCTTTTGTGTCTCCTATGTGCTTCGAAGCTTCCAATCCCGACCTAATATCGGCAACAACAAGACTGGAGGCTGCGGCGCTTCGACCAACTGACTCATAATAGCGGTTCTTTTGTTTAGAGTCCCACACTACTCTTCGTTGGAATTTTTTATCGACCTTCATTTTGGTCTCTTTGTCGAACTGTTTAACCAGTTCTTCTACTGTATACACCTCTGGGGTGATTTTATAAAGATTTTTCATTAGTTTTCTCCTTGTATTTTAAAAATTAATGATTTCTGAAACTATTGCAAGTAATGTCTGTTAGCAACAGGTTCAAATGTTGAAGCACCTACAAAGCCGTGCTTCACTGCTTTTGTCTTATTCGTCCTCTAAAGTTTGTGGATCTTCAATATATTGTTCTAAAGTTTCAGAATCTAACTCTTCCTCCAGAAGATCATCTCCGTAGCCTAGAATTTCAATTTCAAAAGTTAAATCTTTGCCAGCTAGGGGATGGTTGAGATCTAAGGTGACCGTATCCTCTGTTAGCTTCACGATTTTAGCCATTAAAGGATCTCCTGTTTCTGAGTGTCCTTGTACCATTTCCCCCCTAACAAAGTTATATCCTTCGGGAAAGGCTTCTTTGGAGTACTCCTGCACAGCGTCTGGCTGGTGATAACCATAGGCATTTGCTGCGTCGAGTGTAAAAGTTTTCACCTCACCCAGACCCATACCTACTACTGCTTCATCGAACCCCTTGATTAGTTCTCCGGATCCGACTTCAAATTCGAGGGGGGCGCCCCTATTCTTTGAGTTGTCAAATTCTGATCCGTCTGCGAGTGTGCCTTTATAGTGGACTTGCACATTGTGTCCCTCTTTAATTAAGCTCATCTGATTATCTCCTGTTTTGTTAATCTTCTAATGTTAATCTACCTAGTTTTGTATCTACAGTAGCCTTCCATCCGCCAAAGAGGTGATTTGGGGCTGATAACACACTACCAACAGTAGTTCCAACGTTTGCTTCCAGGGTGCAATACCCTCGTTTGTAATCGTATCGCTCAGTTGAACGTTCGATAAAGTCCATTTCCCAAAAATTCTCTGCAATAACCTCTGAGACGTATGTTTCAAATCCAGAACCATCACGAGGATAATCTTCTAGGAGATCTCCATCTCTAAGTTCATTAATTACGTCATTTTTGAATTCATGGTTTGTGACAAGCATGGCAATTGTGTCCGTAAGACCGGACGCTTGAAGAACCTCTTCTTCATATCCATCCCATGCGTGAACTACATCGTCTCCTGTTTCGTAAGTCAATGTAATTGTGTCGTTTTCGTTTAAATCAATTTCTTTTAATTTATCTTGTAAAGACATGTTGTTCCTTTTGTGTGTGGGTGAGGCACCTGATGACCCTGTGCCTCCCTGTGGGCATTTTAAGGCGAAATAAAATGTTTAGGGTTTACTTACTTCCAAGCAAGTCAGCGAAAGCATCATCTACAGAACTTGTCTTGGTGTCAGAACCACCATACTTTGAACTCTCTGTTGATACATCTTCTGCATCGCCGTCGTCGAGCAAGAACTCGTCGAGCATAGTTTTAACTTGCTCAGGAGTTTTTCGCTCAAAAAGCTCATCGAATTCCGGAATAGAGTCCAGATATTCTTTTGTTGTGTCTTCAGACTTAGAAACCTTCGAAGACTTACGACGTGGCGTAATGCTGGTTTGTGGGAACTGAGCCCCAGGAGGCTTACCATACTGAATCACAAGGTCAGTACCTTCTGTCACGTCGGTAATATCGCCGTAATCAGGGTTCAAAACCAATTGTAGAAGCTCTTGGTAAGCTGTCTTTCCGTATCCCCAGATACGCACACCTTTATCTTCTTCACCTCGCACCAAAACGGGGCTAAAGAAGCGCTGGCGAGCCATAAGTGACTTAGCCATTTTAACACTTTCATCGGTGCGCTCGTTAAAAAGCGTTCGAACGAAATCATCGAGCGGGTCGTCCTCTCCAAAATTCTTCTTGGGGCTCAAAAAGCCTGGGTTCTTACCCAAATTGTAGTGGAACCAGAACTCCTTAAACGGGTCACCGTCTGCAGTCGGGATAATACGAATTGTAGTCTCCCCGTCTTCGGGACGCCAGAACATATCCTT